AGAGTCACGAGTGATAATAAACATACTTATGGTGGTTACAAACCTTATTATAGGTCAATTACTGCATCACCTGTTAGTGAAAATGAATTTAGAGGATTATGAATAGATATCTATTAAAAGAAATTAATAAAATGAAGACTCATATGGGTTTAATTATTGAACAGGAGGAAGAATTAACTCCTGAGGATTTAACTGGTTTGAGGGTTATGGTATATTATAACTTACATAAACATACATTTTCAGTGACTTATGGGGGTAGGGTAATTTTGTATGCCGACTACGTTAAATTAAGAAATGTAGAGTTTAGGGTAAGAAAGGGGGGAAAAGACAAAGTAAGACAAGAAATGAGAAAGAACGTACACGCATTTGTTATTGGTGATTTAGTTGACTATTGTCAGTTCCCTTGTGAAGAAATGCCCGCAGAAACTAATGATAACGTAATCACATATAACCCATACAAATACGATTCATTTGTTAAAAAAGATAGCGAAGAACCAATTTATAACGCAAATGAGATTGATATGATTAATACTCGAAATAAAATCTTCCATATAAATGAAATAGTAATCTAATGTCATTTCCTAAAAAAATAAAAAAACATCTACCTTTAACTCCTGATAAAATTTTATTAGAGAGGAGGGAGCAACTACTGGAATATATTCAAAAAGATGGTACATATTTACCTAAGAGTGTTTTACATGCTGACTTAGATAGGGGTATGTTAGATTTTGTTAAGAACGATTTAGAGATGACTGCAGAGGGTAAAAAAGTTAACCCTGTTGATATTATTATTACAACTCAAAACTGGTCTCAGTTTGCTGAGACTTGGGATTTTCAGAACTTAGATAAAAACATCAAACCACCATTTATTGCGACTGTAAGAAATCCAGACGTTAAGTACGGTACCAACCCTTCACTACAGTACACCATACCAAACAGAAAACAATTTTACTACGCTAAGGTTCCAACGTGGGACGGTCAAAGAAAAGGAATGGATATTTATAAAATCCCTCAACCCGTACCTGTAGATATTACGTATAATATAAAAATATTTTGTACTAAAATGCGACACTTGAATGAGTTTAACAAATTAGTTTTACAGAAATTTTCTTCAAGACAAGCTTATACATTTGTTAAGGGTCATTACGTTCCTATAATTTTAAATGGTATATCTGATGAGTCAGTATTGGATATTGAAAAAAGGAAGTACTACGTTCAAAACTATGAGTTCTTAATGATGGGTTTTTTAATTGACGAGGAAGAGTTCCAAGTTTCTCCGGCAATTAGTAGGGCATTAACATTATATGAAGTGGAGACGGGGACACAATCAAGAAGGGCTAGAAAAAACCCACCTAATCCTCAGAACTTCGACATAGATATTTTATTTATGTCGGGAATTAATAGTTTATCTGAAAAATATCCATATACCATAGACCTAACTTTTTTGTCGACAGATAACGTCGATGAGTTTTCAGTATATATTAACGACAATTATATGGGAGATGATTTAAGTAATATACAGGTTAACACCAATGACATCATTAAGTTCGATGTCGTTAAAATAGATGACAGTAAGGATTCCACTATTAAGACAAAAGCACACATACCCTATAGTAATTAATTATTCACCATAGATGTCGATTTCTTCTTTACAGTTTTCTTCAATAAGTTTTTCAATAAACTTAAACATTTTTAATCCGTTTTTTTGACAGTGTTTTTTCAACATATCATGTGATTCTTCAGATATTTTTAAATTCTTTATTTTTATCATTTAAGAAAGGTTTTTAAAAAGGTAGAAAAAAGTAAGAAATTTTTCATACTTGTAAATAAATATAACGCCATAACATTTGTCGTTTGGTTTTTTCTATAATATTTATCAATAAAATAAATAAAAAGAAAAATAATTAATATGGCAGCAGAAAAAGTATTCGTATCTCCAGGTGTATATACATCAGAAAGAGATTTAAGTTTTGTGGCTCAAAGTGTCGGTGTAACGACTTTAGGTGTCGTCGGTGAAACCTTATCAGGTCCGGCGTTCGAACCTATCTTCATAACAAACTTTGATGAGTTTACCGCATTTTTTGGGGGGACAGAACCAACTAAATTTGTAAACACACAGATTCCAAAATATGAGGCGGCGTATATTGCCAAAGCCTACTTACAACAATCCAATCAACTTTTTGTGACTCGTGTCTTAGGTTTATCAGGATACGATGCTGGACCATCATGGTCAATATCAACGGTGGGTAACGTAAATAAATCATTAATTACTCCTAAAGATTCTGACGGAATTGCTTATACAATAAGTTTTAGTGGTGTATCAGGTAATAGTAGTTCAACTGAAATTACTGATTTTAGTAACTTACCTTCATCTATAAAAAGTGTGTTCGGATTACCTTATACAACATTTTCAGGTAATATATCAACATTACAGGACAACTTTGAATCTGCGGTTTATCAAAGCATTGTTAACCCCGTCAGTTCAGGAGCCACATCATTTATGTTTGGTACTGTTAGTGGCGAAACTTATGACGCAATAACTGGAGCTTCGGGAACATGGACAGGTACAACTAACGTATTGGGTGTGGATGGTCTTACCATTGATACCGCAGATTTTGAAGCGTCTGAAAATGATTCATGGTATTACGCTTTATTCCCATATAATAGTGGTACAGGTGAATACAGTGGTGTTGGTTTTGGATTGTCTATCACAGGATTAACAAATACTGTAGGTAACAATTATACAGGTGTGGGTGTTGTATATACTACCACATATACAGGAACACCAATCACTGATTACCATAATATGGTTGTTAGTACACTAAGGTCAAGAGGGATATCAACAACTAGTAATTCTAATAATCCCGATTACGAAGTTTCAGGATTAACCAATGTAACAATTAACTCTACAGGAGTATATTCAGGAATAACTAATAATCCATTCTCTAATTTCCAAATTTCAGGTATAACAAACGACTCAGAGATATTTACGTTCAACACATCACTTTCTTTAAGTGACCCTAACTTTATAAGTAAAGTGTTAGGTCAAAGTAATTTTTCTAAACCAAGTAATGAAATTCCATTATTTGTCGAGGAAATTTATTATAACTTATTAAATACAGGATACAAAGAAGGTAAGATTAGAGGATTAAATACTACTTTATTAGGATTACAAAGTGCGAGAGAAGATGTTGATAATACAGGTATCGGATGGTACTTAGATAGGTATCAAACCCCCTCTACACCATATTTAGTTTCAGAATTAAGAGGTAATGAAGTTTCCGACTTATTTAAAGTTATTTCAATCTCAGACGGTAACTCGGCGAACAGAGAGATTAAAGTCTCTATAATGAATATATCATTTAATAACCTAACCTTTGACGTTGTCGTTAGAAGTTTTTATGATACCGATTCTAACCCAATCGTATTAGAAAAATTCACAAACTGTACCATGGATATAAATCTTAATAGTTATGTGGCTAAAAAAATCGGTACAGCTAATGGAGATTTTGAGTTAAAGTCAAGATATATTATGTTAGAAGTAAATGAAGAGGCTCCGTCCGATTCATTACCTTGTGGTTTTAAAGGTTACCAAACTCGACAGTACAGTAGTTATAAATCACCACACCTACTTTATAAGACTAAGTATGATACTCCAGGTGAGGTGTTATTTAACCCTCCTTTTGGGTCTTCTAATGGAGATAACTTAACAAGAAGTGCGGGTGATAACCCAAGAAGAGTTTTCTTAGGTGTATCGAATACTGTCGGTATTGATGTCGACTTTACCTCTTATAAGGGTAAACAAAATCCGACTAACTTATCTACCGCTACTGAGTCATCTCCGTGGGCGGAATTAACAAAAGGATATCATATGGACTCAGGAGCGACTGTAGTTCTAATCCCATCTCAGTATGTAACTTCGGGTGAAACTGCGTTTGAGGTTGGTGACGCATCATTCGATAGTGAACCTAACGAAGATAGTCCATATTACAGATTAAATTCTCGTAAATTTACATTAGTTCCTACTGGAGGATTTGATGGATGGGATATCTATCGAGAGTCTCGTACTAATGGAGATACATTTATATTAGGTAATAATGGATATCTACGTGGAGCGGCACCATCAGTCAGATTCCCAAGTGCAACAGGATGGGGGGCGTTTAAAACAATTGTTGGTCCAGATAAACAAGATTGGGGTAATACTGACTATTATGCTTACTTATGGGGTCAGTGGACTTTTGTTAACCCTGAAGCTGTAAATATTAATGTGTTTACTACTTCAGGTATAGATTATGTTAATAACTCAAACTTAGTAGAGGAGGCGATTGATATGATTGAAACGGATAGAGCGGACTCAATTTATATCTGTACCACACCTGACTATAACATGTTTGTTAATACTACGTCTAATTTTACAACTGACTTTATTTACCCACAAGAAGCGACCGAAAACTTAGAAGATACTGGAATTGACTCTAACTATACTGCAACTTATTACCCATGGATTCTTACAAGAGATACTGTTAATAACACACAGATTTACTTACCACCTACCGCTGAAGTTGTTAGAAACTTAGCGTTAACAGATAATATATCATTCCCATGGTTCGCATCCGCGGGTTATACAAGAGGTTTAGTAAATGGTATTAAAGCTCGTAAGAAGTTAACTCAAGATGATAGAGACATTCTATATAAAGGTAGAATCAACCCAATCGCAACTTTCTCAGATGTTGGTACAGTAATATGGGGTAATAAAACTACTCAAGTTAAACAGTCAGCACTCGACAGAATCAATGTTAGAAGATTGTTATTACAAGCTCGTAAGTTGATTTCAGCAGTAGCGGTAAGACTATTGTTCGAACAGAATGATGACCAAGTAAGACAAGAATTCTTGGACTCAGTAAACCCAATCTTAGATTCTATCAGAAGAGATAGAGGTTTGATTGACTTTAGAGTTGTCGTTCAGAACACTCCTGAAGATTTAGATAATAACACCTTAGTAGGTAAAATATATCTAAAACCAACAAGAGCGTTAGAATTCATCGATATAGAATTCTTAATTACTCCGACAGGTGCATCATTTGAGGATATCTGATATTTATTAAATGGGGGGTACAAAAGTATCCCCCATTTTTAGCCATATAATTAAACGTTTAATAAAATAAAAAAATGGAATTTAAAAAAAAATTACTAAGAGAGTCATTACAAATTAATGGTAATGGAGTTAAGACCTATTCTGAAAAACCTCAAAATATTGTTTTGACGGAATCACAATTAGAGAGATTAATTGAAAATCTAAATAATTAAAATACATGAGTCTAAGAAGTATTATACATCAAAGTCTTAATAAATTATTTATAAGTGAAGGTATCGAAGACGGTCAACCTGACTTAAAGTATTATGCTTTTGACTGGGATGATAATATTGTCGTTATGCCGACTCGAATAATTTTAAAAACTGATGAAGGTAATGAGATAGGTATGTCTACTGAAGATTTTGCCGAATATCGACAAAAGATTGGTGTGGAGCCTTTTGAATATAATAATGAGACTGTTGTAGGTTATTCCGAAAATCCCTATCGTAATTTTGGAGTAGATGGTGATAAGAAATTTATAGTGGACTCTTTATTAGCTTCTCCAGGTCCTTCATGGAATGATTTTGTGGAATGTATTAACGGAGGTTCTATATTTGCAATTATTACTGCTAGAGGTCACACTCCGTCAGTGTTAAGAGACTCTATTTATAACCTTATTGTTACAAACCACAATGGAATAGACTCAAGTAAGTTAGTAGAAAACTTAAAAAAATATCGGGATTTATCAGGAGAACTTATGAAAGACGACCAACTTTTAATAAAAGAATATTTAGATATGAATAAATATTATCCTGTTACTTATGGTGAGGGGTCGGCCTCTAATCCGGAGGAAGGTAAGATAAAAGCGTTAAGAGAGTTTATTAATTACGTTAAATACCAAAGTAAAAAATTAGGTCAAAAAGTATCATTTACTAATGATGTGAGTAATAACTTTGTACCTCAAATAGGATTTTCTGATGACGACCCAGGAAATATAGAATCTATAAAAACATTTTTAGATAAAGAATATAAAGATGAAAGCCCAGTAAAAACTTATTTAACTAAAGGAGGAGAAAAAAAAGAAGTTTAAAAATTCTAGTTTCTAATCTCTAGTTAAGGATTTTACAATTAAAAAAGTAAAAGTAAAGAGAAAAAAGTTTAACACTGATATTTATAATAAAATAAACAACGAAATTTAAAACCAAAATACAATGGCTGATTTATTAATGAAAATGCCCGTACCGTATGAACCAAAAAGAAAAAATAGATTTGTTCTAAGTTTTCCTTCATCATTGGGTATTAACTCTTGGTATGTTGAGTCCACATCTAGACCTAACGTCCAAATTAACGCAACTGAGATTCCTTTCTTAAACACATCAACTTATGTTGCTGGTAGATTTACTTGGAATACGATAAACGTGACGTTTAGAGACCCCATTGGTCCATCGGCAGCACAGGCCTTAATGGAATGGGTTAGATTAACCTCAGAGTCTGTAACAGGTCGTATGGGATACGCTGCTGGTTATAAGAAAGACTTAGACCTTGAAATGTTAGACCCCACAGGAGTTGCGGTTGAAAAATGGATTCTACAGGGTACTTTCTTAACTGACGTTAATTTCGATAGTTTGGGTTATAGTGATGATGCATTGGCAACAATTTCGGCAACATTACGTCCTGATAGATGTATTTTGGTTTACTAATACTATTGAAAATAAAATAATATTTATTATAATTAACCATAGGGTTCATTCCCTATGGTTTTTTTTTATATAAAAATATGGACGAAGCAAAACAATATGGACAACAAGACTTTAACTTACCTCATGACGTGGTAACACTTCCGTCGCAGGGTAAGTTTTACAAAAACAAGAAAAAGAGTCTTAAAATTGGGTATCTTACCGCACAAGATGAAAACATTTTGGTATCTGCGGGTAACGGTCAAAACCCAAACATTATTAACGATTTAGTTAAAAATAAAATTTATGAACCAGACGTTAAGGTTAGTGAATTATTAGAGGGTGATTTAGAAGCTATTTTAATATTTTTGAGAAATACTGCGTTTGGTCCTGACTATAATTTTACACTAAGAGACCCTAAAACTAATAACACGTTTGAACACACAGTTCGTCTCGATGAATTAGATTTCAAAAAACTTGAAAAAGAACCCGAAGAAGACGGTACATTTACATTTAAACTACCTAAATCAGGAAATAGAATAAAATGTAAACTACTTACGGTAGGAGAAGTCAAAGAACTTAACGACATTATCGAGAAGTACCCAAGTAATATGACACCTCCCATAGTAACCAATAGGTTATCAAAACAAATAATAAGTGTGGACGATAACACCGACAGAGAGTTTATAACGAGCTTCGTCATAAAACTACCTATTATGGATTCTAAATTCATAAGAAATAGCCTTTCTAATTCGGAACCAAAATTAGACTTAGAAAGGAGTTTAAAAGCCCCGTCAGGAGAAGAGTTGACAGTTAGAGTCACCTTTGGGGTGGAGTTTTTTCGGCCTTTCTTCTGACTCTAGGGTATCTGTGCTTGATGAAATCTATTATTTAACTCGTCACGCGAATTTTTCTTATAACGACTTAATTAATATGCCCACATATGAAAGAAAATATTTTATAGGTAAGTTAGTTGAAGAGTTTGAAAAACGAAATCAACAGGCTGAAAAGGCAAAATCTAAAAGATAAGTATTTATAGTATAATACTTAATAATGTTTCAAAACAATACGGGAGCAGGGAAAGGACCTGTAGATAGTGCTAAAGGCGCGATATCTGAAGTTACTAAAGGTATGGACGGCTTAAATAAAGCCGCAGGACTGTTAGATACAACGGTATTAAATATCACCGCAAGTTTAGCTCGGATGTTTATTCCAACTTCAGTTATTGAAGATACTGCTAAACTACAACAATTAACATTTGATTTAAGTACTAAGTCCATGGGACAAACTAGTGTCGTTGGTAACGCACTAATGACTACTATGGCTGAGGCCACATTTGAAACGACTAAATTTGGAATTGGATTAGAGGAGAACTTAATGTTAACCCAACAAATAAATGATGTGATGGGAACTAACACTTTATTATCTTCTGAACAAGTTATAAATATGCAACTTTTAGCTCGTAACGCCGGTCTCACATCTGCTGAGATAGTTCCTATAGTAGAAGGGTTTAGAAATATCGGAGTGGGTACCTCAAGCGCGATATCACAAATTAGTGATATGCAAAAACAAGCCAGAGATTATGGTATTAATGTTGGTAAGTTCATGAAGGATATTGGTAGTAACATAAAAATGTTATCTTCTTATAATTTTAAAGATGGTGTAGAAGGATTTTCTCGT